TGTTTTTTGAACCGGCGTCGGCCTTGTTACCACCGTTTGCTTCTCGGGCCGATGCCACGGGCGGCGCAGGTTGCCCCCAGTCAAGATCGCGTAGGTCAGGTGTGCGCGGCAAAGGCCGGGACCCGGTTCGATTCCGGGCCGTCCACGAAACCACAAGGTTTCAGCCGACAAAAAAGGACGGTCCCCGCTGGCACGGGGACCGCCCGAAAGGAATACCCAAGAGAAAGGATACGTCGTGAGTGCAACGGTTTCAAACGCGCTGTCGGGACTGGTCACGGTCAGGCAGCTCGCCGAGCATACCGGCTACAGCCGTTCGACGGTCTACAAGTGGAGTTCCGGGGAGCGTCCCAGCCCCTATCCGGAGCCGGTTCGGAAGAACGGCCGCGTCATCGGCTGGAGGCGCGAGGACGTGGAGAACGCAGACAAGAGGAACCGGTGCAGCCGCGCCGAATATCTTTACGGAGGTCAACGATGAACCAGAACAGCATCGACGAATCCAACGATTTCGGCGACGCCGACGACTGGATGATGGCGATGCGACGACTCAGCGAGCAGCTGCTGTACGGGCTGGAATCGCTCACGGCGAAGCCGGACGCGCAGTCCCTCAACAACCTCCTGTTCATCGCGTCGCTCCAGAGCGGCGTGAGCATCGAACCCGGCGTGAAGTCGCTGCTCGACACCGACGAGATCAGGCTGCTCGCACCCCGCTGGCTGCGCATCCTGCGCGACGCCGCCGACGCGCTCCTGCAAGTCGAGGCGTCCATGGTCAGGCAGGGGCAGCAGGGCACGCCATGCACGCAGATACACGCGGCAGCCGGCCACGCATTGCACGCCATGGCATCGGTGCTCGCGCTCGCCTCCACACAGATGGGAGGCGAGAAGCTATGAGCCGCATGACCATCGACAAGGCCCGCCGAAGCACCGACATGTTCTCGCTCAGGCGCTTCGGCGGGGCGGGCACCACGAAGGAGAGCCGTCATCGGGCTTGGCTTGCCTTCCGCACCGAGGGCGTGGGCGGCTCGGATATGAGCACCATCCTCGGCCTCAACACCTACACGACGCCCTATGAGCTGTGGCTGGAGAAGACGGGCCGTCAGAAGCCGGAGGACATCAGCGGCAGGTGGGCGATCATCAAGGGCAACGCCTTGGAGGTCGAACTGCGCCGCAGATTCCGCCAGCTCCACCCGGAATACCAGGTCATCGACGGCACCGACATCAGCCTCGTGTCCATCTCCCACCCGGTCATGCACGCCTCACTGGACGGTTTCATTTACGACGAGGCCTCGGATTCGTGGGGCATCCTCGAGATCAAGACCGCGAACGCGAACCGGGGACGCACCGACTGGCACGACGATATGGGCGAGCTTATCGCCCCCGATTACTACATGGCGCAGGTCACGCATTACATGGCCGTCACCGGCTTCCGCTGGGGCTACGTGTACGCGGACATCGGCGAATCCGAGCCGGTCGAGATCAGGTTCGAGCGCGACGAGGACGATGTGAACGCCGTCATCACCGCCGCCGAGGACTTCTGGGGGTTCGTCGCACGCGACGAGATGCCCCGACTGACCGGGCAGGACGTCGCCAAGGCGTACCCCGACCCGGCGGAGGGCATCGAGGACATGACCGGCGACAGCGACCTGCAGGATGTCATGGACTCATACCGTCAGGTCATCGCCGACGAGAAGGCGTTGAAGGCACGCAAGGAGGAGCTGCAGGACTGCATCCTCGTGTACGTCGGCGACCACGAGGGCGTGCGCTGCGGCAACCTCCAAGCCACCTACAAGACGTCCACGCGCAAGGGGTACACGCGCGTCGTCCAGCCATGGACCGGCCGCAGCTTCCGATTCACCGAAATCAAACCGAAGGCAAAGTGAGGAAATCATGGAAATCAAGAACATCGTGGAGAGCGCGGCGACCGTCACCCGCGTCCAGACCCTGCACAAGGGGGACATCTACAAGCGCGTCGAGGCGGATAACGGGGACGCGACCATCATCCTAGGCCGGGTCATGGCCGTGGCCAGCAACGGCGAGCAGACCGTGGTGAGCGTCATCGAGGCCACGCGCTGCGGGTGGAGCACGCCGAACATCCGCTCGACCGCATTCACCGGGGACAAGGGCGTGATCGTGTTTCCCCTCGACGGGCCGGAACTCAGCCTCATCTCAAGCCAGATGTTCCGCGACCTCGACTCGGCGGAGCGGGATGCCCGGAAATCACTGGCGCTGATCATCGAGAAACGGGGGATGCTGCGCAGCCTCATAACCCCCAACGACAACGACGACAAGGAGAATCACTGATGGGACAGCTGGCAACGCAGGCGCAGAACAGACAGCTCGCGCCGATGAACACGATGAACGACCTGCATTCGCTGGTCGCGGCGAACCGGAAGAAGATCGAGTCGGCGATGAGCAACGCGCTCACCGCCGACCGTTTGTACGGCATGCTCCAGTCGGCGGTCGCGCATGAGCCGAAACTGCTGAACTGCACTCCGGAATCGATCATCGCATGTTGCATGAAGTGCGCGTCTCTCGGCTTGGAACCGTCGAACGTGGACGGCCTGGGCAAGGCGTACATCCTGCCCTACGGCAACAAGAACTATTCGACCGGGCGTCTGGAGGCCACGTTCATCCTTGGCTACAAGGGCATGATCGAGCTCGCCCGTCGCAGCGGCGAGCTGAGCAGCATCAACGTGACCGCGATCTTCAATGGCGACGGCATCAACCTGTTCATGGGCGTCGACGGCCAGCCGCGCCTCGAGGACAAGCCGGTGAACATCATGGCCGACCATTCGCCCCAAAACCTCCAGTTCGTGTTCCTAAACGCGGAATTCAAGGACGGCGGACACTACCGCACGTACATGACCCGCGCGGAGATTGACGCGGCCAAGCGCAGGAGCAGCGCCGGAGACAAGGGCCCATGGAAGACGGACTACGTGGCGATGGCGAGGAAGACCGTGGTACGCCGGGCGTTTCCGTACCTTCCTGTATCCACTCAGGTGCAGGAGGCCGCGTCGGCCGACGAGACCACGCCCCACTATGAGTTCCTCGACCGCAAGCCTCTGCCCGCTCCCATCGACTCGACCATCACCGACGAGACTCCGCGTCAGGATGCGCCGCAGACGTCGCCGTCCGCACGGCCGGAACAGCCGGCGGAACCAGTGCAGCAGCCGGAGCCGCCGGTGGACTCGTGGCGCGGGGAACTGGAGGAGCGATTGCGCCAGCTGGGCGTCAACGGCGAGGCGGACGCGCTGCCGCTGGTGTCGAAAATCCTCGGCCGTGACGTGAAGTCCCTCGCCGAGTTGTCGGACGCGGACGTGGACATGGTGCTCGCGGACATGCGCGGCGGCATGCGCCAGCAGGACGGTGAGTGAGCATGGCCGGCAGGACGCAGATTATCATTCAGGGCACCGCGTGGGGCGTGCAGGAGACCCAGTCGGGTAAGCGCTTCCTGCGCGTCTCGTGCACGCCCGGATACCGCGACAGGAACGGCAACTGGAAGAGCCAGCCGGAGCAGAACTATTCGGTGTGGCCTGCGGGCTACGCGAACCTCAGCCCCGTGTTCGACCAGATAGCGCAGCTGCGTCAGAATCAGGACCAGTTTGTTGATGTGACCATCGTCGGCGAGGTCAGCGGCTTCGACGCATTCCAGAAGAAGAACGGCGAGCTTGCCGCAAGCTGTTCGATCAACGCTTCGGCGGTCGCCATCACCAACGTGAGGCAGAAGGGTGGACAGCAGGGTTACGGCCAGCAGGGCGGATACCAGCCGTCGCAGCCACCGGCCTCCGACCCGTGGGCCAACGGCGGCAGCGACCCGGAGTTCTGACATGCCGCTGCTTGATTATCACGACGAAACCCCACCGGACGTGGAACCGGTCTGCCTCATACACGGATGCCAGTTGTATCCGGCAAGGCCGATTCCATGCCCGGAATGTGAAGAGGAAGCCGAAGAGGAGTATCACATTGAACGCTGAAAAAGACCAATTGATTACGCTCGCACACTCGATGGAGGTGTCCTACAGCGCGTTGGACGCGGAGGCGGGACTCTCCTACGACACCACCGTGCGCGTCAGCGTACACCCCGCCCATTATTACCCCGATTTCGTGGCCGTGACCCTGCTGTGGCTCGCCTCGAGCCACATCTTCCACGGCGTTGATGAGTTCAACCGGTTCCGTGATGATTTCGAGGACAGGCCGGAGGAACGCTACCAGCAGATCATGGACGCATGGCCCTTGGTGTTCGGTTCCACGGAAAAGGCCATGAAGAAATTGTTCTCGCCGGCCAAGCCGGTCGTGAAACGCCCCCCTTGGTCACTGTGCCCGCGTTGCAGGAAACCCGTGTGGGCGCAGGAGGGAACCACCGACCTGCGCGAGACCCAGCAGCTGCTGAAGCAGAACCCGCTTCCCCACTGGTGCCGTGTGTGCGGCCAACGCTTCGAATACACGCTGGGCGACCACATCTCCTGCAGTTCCGAGTTCTCCATCACGGAGACGATGGACACGCTCAAAAGCATGTTCCCCACCGAGCAGCCGAACTTCGAGACCATCGTCATCGAAGCCGCACGCGAGGACGGTGAGCGGAATGGCTAACCCCTCGAAGAAACGCGGAACCGCGTGGGAGACGGCCGTGTGCGGATACCTGCGCTGGGCGCTGGGAGACGACCGCATCCAACGGCTCACGCTCCACGGGTCGAAGGACGTGGGAGACATCGGCAACGTGCATCTGCGCGGCCGCCGCGTGGTCATCGAATGCAAGGCCACGCGCCGCGCCGCCTACAGCGCGCACTGGGGCGAGACGACCGTGGAGATGGGCAATGCCAACGCGGACCTGGGCGCGGTCGTCTGGAAGCGTCCCGGCCACGGCGTCGACACGCTGGAGAAGATGCGCGCGCACCTCGCCTACATGGGCGAGGACGTCTGGAAGCGGATGCTCGAGCTCAGCGGCGTCGACCCCCGGCGCATCGAGACGATGGCGATCCCGCGCAACCCCGATCTGGTCGGCCTGCCGCTCGACAGCCTCGCGCTCCTGCTCAACCACGGGCTGCCCCTCGGCCCCGAAACGATCGGCTGACCAACACACACCAGGGCGGCGACCACCACGATCGCCGCCCGCCACACACACGAGATTTAGGAGGTTGACAATGGCAGGCTATGCGAGGCTCAGCAACGGCTTCTGGCAGGACAAGGACATTCTCAAGCTGCGCCGCATGAACCCCTCGGCGGCGCTCCTGTACGTCATGGCGATCAGCTGGTGCTCCGACCACGCCTCCGACGGCATCATCGCCGATGACGAGCTGCTGTATGTCCTCAATGCCTCGGACGGGGACGTCGCCGACCTCGTGGCCTCCGGACTGCTGCTCAGGGGCAGCGACGAGGGCTGCTACATGATCCGCAACTATCTCAAATACCAGAATTCTTCGCGGCAGATCGATGAGTCGCGGGAGCGGGAGCGTGTCAAGAAGCGCCGCCAAAGGGAGGCGAGGCAGGACATCGCGAATGTCCCCGACGTGTCCCCGAAGGACGATGCGAATGTCCCCGACGTGTCCCTAGGGGACATCGCGAGTGTCCCGGACACGTCTTTTAACCAAGAACCAAGAACCAAGAACCAAGAAGATATATCTTCTTACCCCCCTACCCCCCACGAAGCGGATTTCGACCGGCTGCTCGACCGCATCGAGGGCTTCTACCCGCCGAACCGCTTCGACGGGAAAACCAGCCGGACGCGCATGCAGCTCGAGATCGACTGGCCGAGGATCGCCAAGGCCGCAGGAGACGACGACCCGGCCACGTTCCTCGAGGCCCGCGCCCGAGCCTACTGCGAGGCGACCGAACCCCGGTACGTCAAGACCTTCGGCCGGTTCATCTCGGGCGAGCTCTACACGCGCCAATGGGTCAGACAACCGGAGGAGACGAAGCCCAGGGCGTCGCCGAGAAGCCTGGAACGGCCGGCGAAGAGCCGATCGCAGGAAAACCTCGAAGCGAACATGGCCCGCACATGGGCGTACATGACACCCGCCGAACGGGCGGAATACCAACGACGACACGGAGGTGACGACAATGCTCAGCAAGGGTGAGGCGGCGGCGCTGCTGTCGCTGCGCAACAGCCATCACGGCAACGCGCAGTGGGACGACCTGCAGCTCGACGCATTCCGCAGCGAACTGAATCCGGGCATCAGCGCGGACGAGGCGCGGGAGGCGATGCGACGCTTCTATGCCTCGGACCATGACGGCCGCTGGTGCGGCTCTGGCGACATCAACGCGATAGTGCGCCGCATGCGCGACGAGGCGAAACCCTCGGAGGCGCAGATAGGCCGCGAATGCGAGACGCGACGACTCACGCCGGAACAGGCGTGGGCATACCGGCGGCAGCGGATGCTGGGCGACAGCCCCAGCGAGGCGTCCCGCAGCATCCGGCAGGGACGTTCGCCACTGGCCATCGAGGCCACGGACACGGGGCAACGGCACGACCCGCACCGGCGACGATTCACGGGCACCCCGTCCAACCTTGGTTCCACGCCTCCCGCGATCATCGGAGGCCAGGCATGAGCATCGACAAGTACATCGCCAGCTGCCGGCGCGGCGAGCACCCCACACTCGACGAGGCCGAGCCGGAGGGTGACGGCGAGCGCCGGTGCGTGGAGTGCGGGCGCGGCGAGACCGAGACGCACATCCGCCGGGACGGGTACTGCGACCGCTGTCACTGGCGGCTCCGATACCACACCGACGAGGAACTTGCTCAGGCCATGGACGACTGCCTCGTCCACAACCAGGAACGAGGCCGACTATGAGCATCATCAGCAGTGAGGCGGAACACGTGTACAAGGACAACAACCCCTACCGGAAGGAAAACGCATGAACGAGATTCAGCTTACAAACCATCTGACCGCGCAATTCATGGCATCAACCATAAGCCGGTACGAGGCCGAAATCCGCGAGGACGGCGACTTCCGAGGACGGCGACTTCCGAGGACGCCTGTACGCCATGAGCCTCAAACGTCTCAAGCGCAAATGCGAGAAATACGCGAAACGTGAGCGCAAGGCCATCGAATATGTCGCCACGCTCAAGGAGGAATCATGAGGAAACCATTCAAGGACTGGACGTTGGAGAATTTCGTCGGGTTAGCGATGCTCGCTACTGTGATCCTGTTAGTGGTGTCCGGCCTGACGGCCATCTGCTTCGTCTGCTGGGCTTCCGTGCAGACACCCGTACAGCCGGAGCAGACCATCAGCCAACGAATCGAAACCACAGGCGACGTGAAACGTTTGTGCATCGAGGCCAAGACCGATGGGCGCATCGACGCCATGAGCTGCCAGCTTATCGACCCAATGACGGGAGGCGTGCAGTGACGAGTCAGGAAACACGGGACAAAGTGCTCGTATGGCACAAGCGCGGCTACAGCGCAACGGAAACGGCCCGTCAATTGGGCCTTCCGTTGGAGGAAGTGCGTGCGATCATCCGCGAGGGCGACGGTCGTCCGAAGCCGCCGCGCAAGGTCGAATTCATCGAACCTCCATTGTTCGAGCAATGACCCGCAATACCAAATAAAACGAAACCCTCCACCAAAATGACGGAGGGCACGCTCACCAAAGCACCATCATAGCCGAACGTGGAGGGCTTCAAACAATGATCATCCAAACCGAACCATGCCAACACTGCGGCAGCCAGCAGGTCGAGGCACCGTGGACGCTCTGCCGGGACTGCCGCCGCGTCTACGCGAAAACACTCCACCGGCTCCGCCATGACATGATGCTCCTGCAACAGGTATCCCTTCACGCCTACAAGCTCGGCGAACCCGGAGCGGGCGGCAAACCGCAAGGAGGCGCGGCACCCGCGCCCATCAACCTCCACGCGCAGGACATGCTCGACCAGACCGAGGACGGCCTGCAGGACATGTGGAACGAGACCGGCGTGGAAAGCCGTCCGAGATGGCAGGCCCTGCTCAGGGACGCTCCACGACGACTGCCCGACCTATGCCGCGCCAGCCGCTCGGGACATTGGCTGACATGGCTCATCCACGCCTGCGAGCGCATCGAACCGCTCATCGACCGCAGGCCGCGCACACGCAGGATAATCGGCGTCTGCCCCGAATGCGGACGAGAGGTGCTGGCCGCGAAGGGCGAGACGCTGAGACTCTGCAAATGCGGGGCCGTCATCGACGTGGCCAAACTCAAGGCCGAGGCCGCCGACACGCTGAACCGGTACCACAAGACCCTCACTCCCACCGGATGCAGCCAATGGCTCCGCGACGACTACGGGCTCGACGTGCCCGCCATGACGGTGAAGAACTGGCTACGGCGCGGCAAACTCCCCTCGAGCAAACCGGTCGGAGACGATGGATACTACGAGTTCGACATCAGGGAGACGGTCAGCATGGCGATGGCGTATTCCAGGCGGCAGTAGGTTGACACCGACCCGTGGTATACTCCGTATCAGGATTACTGTGAAAGCCTCTGGAATACATATCTCAGGGGCTTTACTCATGCCCATCACACACGGTCATGTGCCATGGCAATCAACCGACATGACCACCTATGCGCGTAGCTCAGCCGGTAGAGCAGCGGTCTCCAAAACCGCAGGTCGTTGGATCGAAGCCAACCGCGTATGCCACGACTTGCGTACCGCAGAGGACCAACCGGCCATCGCAGCGATTGCGAGGGCGTGGTCATAACAGACCAACAGGCCGGGCCGCCGCGAATTCGAACCCCGCCAAAGCCACCGACACCCCACACAGGAGGGAAGCCCCATGGGCAACAAGGCAGGCTCAGGCCGATACCAGAATGGAGCAGCCCGCCGCAAATGCAAAGCCCGACACATCGCAGCCGAAGGGCCAATACCAATCTGCCCACTCTGCGGCAAACCCATCGACCTCACACTCAAAACCCCACACCCACTCAGCTGCGAACTCGATGAGATCATCCCATACAGCCGAGGCGGATCACCAACCAGCTATGACAACACACAACTCACACACAGAATCTGCAACCAAAGAAAAAGCAACAAAATAATCGCCAACACCACAGGCCACCAAAACACAAAAAAACAACCACAAAACACCATCCCAATCAGCCGCCAATGGTAACCGGGGGCCATACCCCCCCCCTCCCATGCAAGGCTCCCCGCAGGTCCTAGCGCCGCCATCCCCCCGCAATCCGCGTGGAGTATCGTACGTTTGGCCGTTGGGGTGCCTGCGAGCGCCCGTGCGAGCCGTTTCGGAGCTGGTTTGACACTTTTGCCTCGCTTGTTTTCGAGGCTGTTACGTTTGATTCTCCGCAGTTTTGATATGTCACGAAATTATGGTCGCAACCCATTGGAATATATGCTATAGTTATAGCTATGGTAAACCAATGTAGGAATTGCGGCCATTTCTTTCAATCCGCACCGAACCCTAGGCGTCCGAGACTGTTTTGCTCGGACAGATGCCGCAAGGCGTGGAGCCGCAAACATCAGATACCGCAGGAACTCAAGGCATTGCGCCGTTGGGTGCGCGCCGATGGCAAGCGCCCGATTATGTGCGATGGGTCACCAGCCAGTTCGACTGATCCCGATACCTGGGCGTCATACCCGGAGGTCATGCGCTCGAAGGCCGGCGACGGCTATGGCATCATGCTCGGCGATGGGCTTGCGTGCTGGGATTTCGACCATGTTGATTTGACCAGTCCGCCCGCGAAGGCGTTGGAGCTGTTGCCGGATGCGATCTATGCGGAGGTTTCGTCCAGTGGACATGGGTTGCATGTGTTCGTGGAGTCGTCGGAGTCGAGTTTCCGGCGTGCCGGTGTCGAGTTTTATTCGCGTTCGCGGTTTATTCGCATGACGGGAAGGAGGTGGCCGAAGTGACCACGGTTATCCGCAATCAGGGTACGAGTCTGGCGGTGCGCGAGAAGCTGGCCGCTGATGGCAGGCCCGTGTTGTTGGCGTTTTCGTGCGGCAAGGATTCCATAGCCGCGTGGCTGGCGATGCGGGATATGGGCATCGAGGTCGTTCCCGCGTATCTCTACTATGTGCCCGGTTTGAGGTTCGTGGACGAGGAGCTTGATTATTTCGAGCAGAAGTTCCAGACCCGAATCAAAAGGTATCCGCACCCGTCGCTGTACCGTTGGCTGAACAATGCGGTGTTCCAGGCTCCCGAACGTCTGCGCTACATCGAGGCGGCGCGTTTGCCTGAGCCGTCGTATGAGCAGATGTGGGATTTCATCCGCGCCGACGTGGGCTTGGATAAGAGCACGTGGTGCGCGGATGGCGTGCGTGCGGCCGATTCGATTCAGCGTCGTGGCGCGTTCGTCCAGTACGGGTACTGGCGGCGCAATCTCAAGAAGGTCTCTCCTATCGGGGATTGGCTCAAGGGCGAGGTGCTGGACTGCATCAGCGGGCATCATATCGAGCTGCCGTGTGATTATGCGTGGTTCGGGCGTTCTTTCGATGGCATCGACAAGCGTTTCACCAAGGTGCTCAAGGACAAGGCACCGGACGATTACGCGACGCTGCTTGAATGGTTTCCCTTGTTGGAGGTGGATCATGTCAGGTGATTTCCGATTCGACTTTTCCAAGAAGTCCAAGGGCAAGAAGGCTGTGAAGCCGGTGCCGGAAAATCTGGACGAGAACGCGAAGGAGTACCGGGAGCGCGCCCGTGCGGAGCGCAAGCGTTTCGTGGATGCGACCGACACCGAGTTCTGGCTGTGCCTGTGTTTCCCCTCCCCCGCCGAGATGGCGCGGTGGCGTGAACGGTTTGGCTTCGGCGAAAACCACCGGATCTATGCGTACCGTGATATCGAGAAGCTACTCGCCCCGTACAAGCCGGCCAAGTCGTCCGCCGTGGCGTTCGGTGCCGGCGTCGGCTTCGGTGGTGGTCTCGGGTTCGCGGAGAAGACGCCTGACCCGCTCGCCGATGTCAAGTACTCCGATGATCTGGAGAAGGATTGTCTCGCCGAGTTCGCCGCCCTGCACAGGGCGCTGGTTTCGGCTTGCAGTCCCAGGAAGCTCGTGGAGCCGACCGATTCCGAATACTGGTTCGCCATCGCGTTCCCGTTGCGAGACGACAAGGATTCTTTCCTTGCCGAGTATGGTCTTCGCAAACTCGGAGATAAATACCTCGATGGTATGGCCGTAGCTCGGAAGCTGGGAGGTGAGTTATGAGGCGAGTCCGTTATGCGAGCACCAACGATATCCGCTATACGGGGTATGGGCGTCGCTCTTCCGGTTCATCCGGTGGCGGTGTGTCCGCCCTGCGTGTGAGTGCGTCCCGTTCCGCGTCGCGATCGAGCGGATCGTGAACCGGTAAACAATATTTTTTTCGTTCAAGCCGTCCCTATGTGGCGGCTTTTTCATTGGGAGGTTCTCATGCGACGCGGCTCTTCTTCGGCTTCCCGCTCGTCCAGCAGCGGGAGCGGCGGCAACTCATCCCGCTCACGCTCGAAGGGCTCAACGCTTTCCGGCGTCGGCTTCTCGAAAGAGCGAATATCCCAATACCGCAGACAGGGCTTCTCCGACGAACGCATCTCGAAGATATGGCAGGACACCATCAAAACGAGAGCATTAATGAAGAAACGCAAGGAACAGGGAGTCAGCGATCTTGAAGCCGGTGTCTCCCAGTCTTGGAAAGTCGCGGACGGCAAGAACTCTCGCATGGTTTTAAAGCGCGTTGCCGAAGGGCGTAACTTCGGCCGAGGCGTGAGCCTGCGGCAGCACTGACCTTCCCCATAACGATGTTTCCCCTTGTTTACCCAAATTGTGAAGGAGGTGGATCATGCGAAACCTGTTCCAGCGTGCCGGCAATGCGGTACGTAATGTGGCCGGTCGTATCCGCGGCGCTTTTTCTCGCGGGGGTTCGCGTTCCTCCGGCTCCTGTTCTTGTTGTCTCTTGTGATTGGAGAATCTCGTGGCATGACACACAAAGGTTCAATCTGAATCTGAATTCTTGGCCGAGCGTGGCTTGTCGAGTCCGATAAGCGGTTTTGCGGGCGACAAGATGCGCTCGAACCGGCAGATTCGCACCAGCCGCGGAGCGAAGGCATTCCAAAAAGCCGCTCAACGCGCGTCATCTGATTACCATACGCAGAGAGAATCCGCACGTGCGGAATACCGTTCTCGGGTTCAATCCGGCGCGGTACGTCCTCCCTCTTCCGTTGAAAAAGCATTGAAAACGGCGCAGGGTAATTCCGATAATGAAGCCGTAAGGGCCGCGCGTCGTATTCTCGCCAAGCGAGGTATTGACTGGAAAACCGGCAAGCGACTCGCTCGGGGGAAAGTGGCGTCCCGTTCATCTGGCTCCTGATTTCCCGATGGAGGTGGTTGTCATGCGTCCGAGATACGTGCAGGGCGAGTTTGATTTCTCTCGTGCCGCCGGTTCCGCTCGCGCGAGTCGCTCCAGCGGCTCCTAGACATTGATTCGAGGTGATCCAGTTGGCCAAGACCACGATAACGCAGCCACAGTTGCCTGACGGCATCGAATGGCCGGAGGCGACCGTGCGATGGTGGGAGCATTTGGCTTCCACCCCCGGCGCGGACTCGTGGACGGAGGCCGACTGGGACAACCTCATGAACGCCGCCCTGATCCACGCGGACATCTGGGGTTCCGGCAATTTCGCCAGCGTGCCCATACTGAACAAGCTGCTGCAGGATTACGGGATCACGCCAGCCGCACGCAGCCAGATCACGCAGGCGAAAGTGAAACAGCAGGAGCGGCATACGCCGCTCGATGAGATAGCCGAACGACGGAAGCTGAGGGTGATCGAGGGTGGCAAGGCGAAGAGGCGTACAGGAACCTAGCTTCGCTCTGGTTCCCAAGCACGCGCAGTCCGAGGGAGGAGAGGCGTGCGCGCTCGCCGCCGGCTACGACATGAAGCCGGATAAGTGGCAGCGTATCGTGCTTGATGGGTGGCTCGCCACGGATTCGAAGCTGCAATGGGCGGCGTCGGATTGCGGGTGCGCGGTGCCGCGCCAGAACGGCAAGAACGCGATTCTTGAGTTCACGGAGCTTTATCTCTCCGCGATCATCGGCATGAAGATCCTGCATACGGCGCATGAGGTGAAGACCTGCCGCAAGCATTTCCTGCGCATGAAATACTACTTCGAGAACGCGCGCAAGTTCCCCGAACTGGCGGAGTTGGTCACCTATATCCGGGCCACGAACGGCCAGGAGGCCATCGTATTGAAGAACGGTGGCAGCATTGAGTTCATCGCCCGTTCGAAGAGTTCGGGCCGTGGCTTCACGGTGGACGTGCTGGTGT